CTTAAGTCAGGCATTCTTGAAAGCAGCCCGGATTGGGAAGAGGTTCGATCTGGAAATAAACCTGCTAGTGAAAAACTCAATAGGTCTGCAAAAATACTTGAGTTATTAAAGAAACATCCTGCGGGTATTGCAGGGCTTCTTACTGTCGCAGGTGCTGCACATGCAAGCGGTGGGGAAGATGATTCAAGTTTCTTAGACAAGGTTTTAAACGGTCTTGAGTGGATGGATAATCAAACAACTCAGGGTGATAATGCTATAAGTAATATACCCGGAGTGAATGCTGTAAAAGATATTTGGTCTGGAGTTACCAATTTTCTAAACGAAAACGTAAACACTGCTAATGTTGGTCCGGGTGGAACTTATCAGGTTCC